ACTTGATTGAGAACCAAAGCCAAGCATGGCTGAACTGGTCAGAGATTCACAATGATGCGACCTTTGACCCGGCGGACGGCTTCACTTATGCGATCTTGGGCGTTGACGCATCGGACACCACCGACCTAACGGCGGCTTGCCTTTTGATGAAGCGCCCGAACGACCCGAACATTTACGCAATGCACATGGCGTGGATTCCGCAACGCGCACTGGAACAGGCAGAGCGCGAGGGACGGCGCGGCGGGCGTGACGGCGTGCCCTACGATGCGTGGATTGCAAACGGATACTTGCGCACGTGCGCAACGCCGATAATCGACAAGCGCTTAGTTCTTGATTGGGTTTCGGAGATTCAAGAGAAATACGGCATTTACGCCGTGGCTTGCGGCTACGACCCGTGGCATATGCGAGATGTGCCGACGGTTGAAGCCTATGAAGGATACTTCGGCGCTGACTACTTCAGGCGCGTTGTTCAGGGCGCGCAAACTCTGTCAATGCCGATGAAGGAACTTAGGGCGCTATACCGCGAAAACAGGATAGTTGATAACGCCAACCCGATTGCGGAATGGTGCCGCTCAAACGTCGCTGTAAGAAGCGACGCGAACGGCAACATTGCGCCGGATAAGAAGAACCAAGACCCGCGCAACCGCATTGACGCTTGGGCTGCTGAATGTGATGCGTTCGTGGTTCTAAAGGACATGGCCGACGAATACGAATCAATGATAGGGGGCTAGATGTGGCACAACTGAAACCGCGCTTGCGTTCGATGTTCGATAGCGTGTTTCACCGCCCGCAGGTTCAGGCGGTCAACGGCTACTTTTCCACGTTCACGGCGTACCAGCCAAGCTTTACCACTTGGACGGGCGGCATTTACGAAGCAGAGTTAACGCGTTCGATCATCGAGAGCGGGGCGAACCACGCAAGCAAGCTGAAGCCAGAAGTTACCGGCACGGCGCAGAGCCAAGCCACCGCGTCTTTGAAGTTTCAGCCCAACCCGTGGATGACAACGCCGCAATTCATTAAGCGAATTTACACCATGCTTCAGGTGAACGACACGGCTTTGATTATCCCGATTTTCGCAGAAGATAACGTTACGCAAATTGGCTATTACCCCGTTTTGCCCAATAACTGCACCGCCTACGATGTGGGCGGCGAACTATGGCTGAAGCTTGACTTTCCTACAAGCCAAAGCGTTTACGTCGAATGGGCAAGATGCGGCGTTATGACCCGGCACCAGTACCGTTCTGATCTGTTCGGCGACGGCACCAACGTGCTTAACCCCACGCTAGAACTTCTGCACGCGCAGAACGAGGGCGAGCAAAACGCAATCAAGCAGAACGCTTTCATTCGCTTCATTGGCAAGCTTAGCCAGAACAGAAACGATGCCGACAAGGAAAAGGCGCAAAAGGACTTCAACAAGCAGCTTGACCCCGAAAATTCGGGCGGCATTGCCGTTTATGACCGCATCTTTGACGAAGTGAAGCAGATTTTACCTTCCACCTACACGGTTGACGCGGCGCAGATGGAGCGCATAGAGAAAGCGGCCTATAGGTTCTTCGGCACGTCTGAAGATGTCGTGCTTAACAAGGCAAACGAAGAAACCTATAACGCGTTCTACGAAGGAAACATTGAAACATTCGCGGTTCAGCTTGGCTTTGTGCTTACAACGATGACGTTTACCAAAGCCGAGATTGCCCACGGAAACGAAATCATGTTTTCGGCAAACCGCTTGGAGTTCGCCAGCAACCAAACGAAGCTGAACGTTTCAACGGCGCTGTTTGACCGTGGCATTTTCAACGGCAATCAGGTTGCCGACGTATTCCAAGCGCCGCATTACGACGGCGGCGAGCGCCACGTTATACGCGGTGAGTATATCGACCTTGCGCTAATCAGCGAACACACAGCCGAAGCCGCCGCGAGCGCAGCGGCCACCAACGCAAACATTGCGCTTTCTGACCAGTTGGGACAGCCGACAGGTGGCAAGAGTGAAGGGAAAGAAGATGCCAGCAAAACCGAATGAACGACAGTACCGAACATTGACCGCGACGCTTGCGCCGGTCAAACGCGCAGAAGGTGACAACGAAGAGCCAAAGAAGCGCTTCGACACTGATTATTACGTCGAGGGCTACGCTTCCACCTTCAATGACCCTTACCCGATTTACCGGGACTTTGCGGGCAACGAGTATTTGGAAGTTATCAGCCCTGATGCTTTCGGCGAAGCCGATATGTCAGACGTGATTTTGCAGTACGACCACGAAGGGCGCGTTTACGCCCGCACAAGCAACAACACATTGCTTATTGAGCCGGACGAACACGGCTTGTTCATTGCCGCCGACTTGTCGAGCAGCCAGAGTTCGCGCGATCTGTACGAGGAAATAGCGGCGGGACTTATCACGCGTATGTCATGGGCTTTCACCGTGGCCGCTGACGAGTTCGACCACGAAACCCGCACAACCACAATCACGCGGGTAAAGAAGATTTTCGATGTTTCGGCAGTCAGCCTACCGGCTGACCCGAACACGGAGATAAGCGCACGCAACTTGCTTAACGGAGAGATTGAGCAGACGCGCAAGGAGTTTGCACGGCGGCGCATGACGCACGCGAGAGCGTGCGCCGTATTGGCAATTGCAAACGCAAAGAAAGGTTAGAAAGATGAATGTTGAAGGAACTGCAAGCGCTCATTGACAAGTACAAGGACGGTCAGCCCGAGGGCACCACCGACGATGAAGCCAAGCAGGACGAAGAGCGCATGGCCGAACTTACGGCGGAGATTGAGCGCATCACCAACGAGCAGACCAACGCACGCAACGCCCGCAACGCGGCGCTTGCCAATGCGCGTTCTGCAATCGAGAGCGGCACCGCCGCCGTGGTTTCCAACGTCCCGCTTCAGCGCAGCGCAAGCGCAGCCGGCGGAATCGTGCGCGATGTTACCGACTATGACGCGGCTTACCGCCGCGCTTGGGTGAAGGAACTTGCGACGCGCGGCGGCATTCAGCTTGGCGGCGGCAACGATTTCACGCCCGTTGAGCGCACCGCCTTTGCGCACACAACCGCAAACACCGGCAGTGTTGTGCCTAAGGAGATTCAAAACGAGATTATCAGCCTTATTGATAATTCGGCGGTTCTGTTCGGCGATGCCGCACGCTCCACGCTGAAGCATCAGTTTGAAATCGTGCGCCATAAGAGCATCACCAAGGGCGATGCCGGAACCACCACCGAGGGCGCAGCGCCTACCGATGACGAGCAGAACGAATTCGATACCATTTCCCTTACAGGCGAAGAGTTGAAGAAAACCGTTAAAATGTCCCGCAAGATGGCTGTTCAGTCTATGGATGGATTCGAGCAGTACATTATTAACGAGGTTGCGGCGCGACTGTCTGTTGCAGCTAATGCGCGTGTGCATTCGCAGCTTGCTACAACTACTTTGGGCATTGCAACGGCGAACAAGATTCAGACCGCAACGGCTGAAAAGCTTGTAAAGGCTGACATTACCAAGGCGCTTTCGCTGCTCAAAACCTTTGGCAATCCCGCGCCGAAGGGTGCCATTTTCTACGCTAACAGCGATATGATTTGGAATTGGCTTGCCATGATCGAGGATGCGAACGGGCGCAGCTACTTTGTCGATGAAAAGACCGATGACCCGACCGTGCAAGGCCGCATCTTCGGCAAGCTTGTTAAGCAAGATGACTCCATGGCCAACGGTAAGCTTAAACTTGGCTACCCTGATCTTATCAAGGGTAATGCGTTTGACGGCGTAGACGTGCAAGGCTATATCGCAACCGACGGTAGCCAAAAGCATTGCTTTGATGGTTACTTCCTTTATGATTGCGGCCTTGCTGTACCTGAAGCGTTCGTTGAACTGACCATCAAGCCCAAGGCTTCCTAAGATTAGAGGGGGTGCAAGATGGCCGACGAAACGAAAGCAAGCCTTACCGATGCTTGCCGTAGCGCATTGCGCATCCCCGCTGATTGCACTATCTATGACGAAGAAATTAACGACCTTATAAGCGCCGCCCGTTCAGCATTGCTTGCGGGCGGCGTTGCTGAAGCCAAGGCGAACAGCAGTGATGACGCTAGCGTGCGCGTTGCAATTAAGGTCTACGTTAAGGCCAACTTCGGCATGGACAACCCGGACGCCGAAAGGCTCATGCGGTCTTTCGCAGATATGCTTTGCCGTATGGCTGGAAGCACGGAGCATGGCGCACCTACGAAAGCGGGCGCGTAATGAGTATGTGGGCTGGCGTGTGCCAGCTTATCACCGAGAAGCAGACGCGCGACAAGCGCGGCGTTGTCTCAACGAAGCCCGTTGAACGCGAAGTGCCGTGCAACGTTTTCAGCATTAGCGCAGCGGCCTACTATGCCGCCAGCGCGGCGGGCATCCGCCCGCAAGCCGTTGTTGAGTTGAGGGCTTGCGCGTACCGCGAAGAATCGCTTGTGAAGTTCGGCGGCATTGTTTACGCCGTCGAGCGCGTGGAGCGAACGCCGGATAACGTGCGGCTAACGCTTGTTGAAAGGGTGGGCAATCGTGGGACGGTCTAGCGGAAACGACATTGAGCGCAGCATTAACACGTTTATGCGCGAGTGCGTGGACGAAAACGAAGAGGTGTTGCAGCAGCGGGCGCAGGATGCCGGCAAGCAAGCCGTTAAGGCGCTGAAGCACGAGAGCAGAAAGCGCACTGGAAAGTACGCCAAAGGCTGGAAATCCACGGCGCAGCGCGGCGCAACCGGCGTTGAAGTCACCGTGCATAACACGCAATACCAGCTTACGCACCTGCTTGAAAACGATCACGCGATCAAGAACCAGACCGGGCGCACCTTCGGCACAGCCAAAGGTGACAAGGTTATTTCGAGGATTGCAGACCGCATAGGGCGGCAATTCAGCGGCGGTGATGCGAAGTGATGAAGCTTGATGACCTTTGCACGCTGCTTGACGGTCTGAACATTCCGTGGACTAACGAAGGTTACACGGACGATGACAGGCCGCAGCCGCCTTACATAAGCCTTGAAGCCGGCTTGGGTGAAACGGCCTATGCCGACAACAAGGCTTGGGCAAGCTGGATGAATTACGAAATCTTGCTTTACACGGCGCACCGTTCTTACGAACTTGAAAGCAAGATTGAAGCGGCGCTTGACAAGGCGGGGTGCGCCTTTTCCGAATCAGTTATGCACGCCGACGGCGAAAGCATGATAGTTGCTTCGTTTTCGGTCAGCGTGCAGGAGTAGTTAGGAGCCTTAAAGATGGCACGAAACGGATTCTTCGGCGTGCGCAATTCCCATTTCGCGGAATGCACGGACGAAGCAACATTGACCTACAAAAAGCCGGTACACGTTCCCGGAACCGTAGAAATCAGCATGGAACCGAGCGTTGAGACGGGCACAAGCCATGCTGACAACGAAGTGTGGCTTGAAGAGCAGCAGGACAACGGCGGTTCTGGCACTATGAGTTTCTACGACACCGAGAGCAGCGACGAAGTGCGCAAGCTGATTGCTGAACTTGTGGGCTGGGAGATCATGGAAGATGGACGCACCAACCTTAAAGCCAACAAGAAGCCCAAGCCCTTTGCTTTCATGTGCGAGCAGCCCGGCCACGTGCTAGGCCGTCGCCGCTGTCTGCTCATGTGCCAGCTTCAGAAGCCATCAAACACGATGACAACCACCGCAGAAACGCCGGAGATCACGCAGCTTGATTACCCGTTCACGTGGAAGCCGGTTATTCCACCGAGCGGCACCGCCGATGACCGCACGAGCGGTTACGACAGCTTCAGCGGCAATGACGATTACGAAACCTTCTTTGATGCCGTCAACATTGATGGGCTTGTGAAAACCACCACGCCCACAACGCCACCGGCGCAGCAGGGTAGCTAGGAAGCGGGCGAACTATGGTTATCAATATTGGTGAAATGGAGTTTGAAGCGGAGTTCAACGGCTGGACACCCATTGCCTTTTCGCGCGTTTTCAAGGTTGAGACTTTGGACAACGAGGGAAACCCAACGGGCAAGTTCCGTCCGAAGGACATTAACGAGGATGTGGGGCTAATCGTTGAATCAATGCAGGCTTGCGGAATGCCCGCAATGTCGGCGCTGCTTGAAATCTTCTATGC